GCACCACAATCACACCACTTAAAGCACTCAAAAAAAGCACTTTTGAAGTGAGCAAAATGGACAAGACAAACAAAAATGCGCTCTTTGAAATTATTGATTATCAGATTATTTGTGCAATTGCTATGCAAATGCAATGCAAGACTAATGGTTTGCTTTGCTATTAAATAAAAGAAAATAATATATATTATTCACTACGTTCATAATACATATTAGAGAGGGGGAAAACAAGTTTTCCGACTCTCCCCACCAAGAAAACAAGATATTTTCGTACCTTTGCAAAATGTTAAACATTTAATTCGCAACAATATGAAAAAGATTCTGTTTTTAGTGGCAATGGTATTGCCGATGGTGTTCGTGGGGTGTTCTGAAACTAACGAGCAAAAAGCGCAAAAGTTGATTAAAGAACACATGATGAAGAATGTCCACGATGCAAGTTCTTATGAAGTAGTGGAATTTGGAAGCCTTGATTCTACTTTCACAAACATAATGGATGATTCCACATTTCATCATGCGTTTGTAAAACGAATAATTTGCCAAAAAATGCGAAATCAGTTATACAATGAAACGCAACTTTGGCGAACAATAGACAAAGAACGATATAATCACTATAAAAATAGGCATGATGCTTATGTTGATTCAACCGATATGTATTATAAACAAGAACAAAAGGCACGGGAACAATTTGTGCCAATGTTCAATGGTTATGTAATGACACATTCTTTTAGGGCAAACAACGAAATTGGAACACCAATTCTAAATAAAGTTGTCATTGTTTTTAATAAAGAACTAACACAAATAAAGTCTGTTAATGATTGGAATGAATACCAATCTATTGACATAGACGAGAATTTGAAGAATTTGGAAAAGGAAATGCTTAATCAATAAGTAAAAACTATCACAAAAGGGGCTTCATGCCCTTTTTGTTGCGGATTATGTGTTTTATAGTAACCCAAAATATTGATAATCTGACATTTTCTTTCAATTTTCTTGCGCCGTTTCAAAGATTTATTGTACTTTTGCAGTGCATAACATACTACAAAGGCGGCGCAAGAACCGCAAACATAATCCGTTGGCGGTATTTTTATACCCTGACGGCAAACATATCGGCATTGTACCCCCGTGGAAATCTGTAATGGAAATCCAGCCTTTGTAGGTGTTATGCAACGGGAAAGGCAATGCCGTTTTTCTATTGTCTGTAATCTTTCATAAATTGCATAACAATGAAAGAATCAATTAAAATCTTTGAGAATGCCCAATTCGGGCAAATCCGTACATCCGTAACAGAAAGTGGCGAACCCCTGTTTTGTCTTGCCGATGTGTGCAAGGCTTTGGGATTGGAACAATCGCATCGAGTAAAACCCCGATTACAACAAAATGGGGTTACTACTATTACGGTCATAGATTCAATGAATCGTGAACAACGTGCCAACTTCATCACCGAACCGAATTTGTACAAGTGCATCTTCCAAAGCCGGAAGAAAGAAGCCGAACAATTCCAAGATTGGGTATGCGGTGAAGTGTTGCCAAGCATCCGCAAGTCGGGCGGCTACATGGTAGCCAAGGCAGACGAGACCCCGGAACAAATCATGGCACGTGCGTTGATGGTGGCAAAGGACACCATCGACCGCCAGCAAGCCGCGCTTGCCAAGGCCGAAAGCAAGGCACTTTTGCTTCAAAGCCAAAATCAAGCCTTGTCAGAAATGAATGAAGCCAAGTCAAGACACATCAACCAACTTTTGCCATCCGTAAGATTTGCCCATGCCGTTGAAACCTCGGAACACTCAATCTTGGTTGGCGAACTCGCACGCATCATCAAGCAAAACGGCGTGGAGATAGGGCAAAACCGCCTGTTCGCCTATCTTCGTGAAAAGGGTTATTTGTGCAAGGCGGGTGAAAGGTATAACCAGCCCACGCAAAAATCCCTTGACATGGGTTTGTTTAAAATCAAAAAGACGGTCATTCAAAAACCGAATGGCGATTCACTTGTAACGACCACCACCAAAGTAACCGGAAAAGGACAAATCTACTTTGTAAACCGCTTTTTGTATGAAGAAGCGAACCGCAAGGGGGATGAAATCCAACGCAACATCGAAGAAAAGATGAAAGGGGGTGTGCAATGATGAACGTAAGCAAGCAAACGGAAAACTTTGTGGATTGCATGAAGTTGATGCAAGCCTTGTACACAAAGGTTTATTCTTCACTTGAAGAACTCTATTCAGAAGAAGATACCGAAAGAATCATTGCTGACAACTTCATCATGGAGTTTGGCGCACTTGAAAAGCGCGTTGAATCCCTTGTGATAATGTCCATGAAAGAACGTATGAATGATTTGACAAAGGAAGAAATATAAAAGAAAAAGGGTTGCCGACACAAGCAACCCTTTTTCTTCATAAAACATACAAAGCACCATCGGGAATGTCGCCGACCAATTCCGCGCCCTTTGGAATGGCATCACCATTCCCCGGATATACCGCAACAAAATGTTTGCCTTGCTCCACCACATCTTCAAGCAATTTCAAGGCTTCATCCTTGTTGGGCTTTGCATATATCAGCAAAGAAACATTTTCCGAAAAATCCTTGTCGGGATATTCATCACTTGTTAGGTAATAATACAAATCAATACCCTTTAATTTCTTAATGTCAATTTTCATTTTATTATCTTTTATTGTTACTTTATCGGCTTCAATGCCCTTATATACGCCACCATTTCCGCGTAAATGTCCGGCAAATACTTTTGGAACACCCGGTTGCCCAAGAAAGCATTTTCAAAGGCATGGGCAAGATATTCCGTTTCTTTCATTCTTGTTTTCCTAAAATATGATGTTGAATGTCCACTTCCGTACTTAACGACAAGTGATTTTATCGTGTCGCGGGTGCTTCCAATTTGTTCAATAACATCGGCTTTCGTGATTCCGCGCTTAATAAACACATCATCGCCCATCCCTGCAATTTTTTCAGTCAATGCAACAAGTTTTTTATCAATGTATTCAACCTTTGTCATTGTCTGTTTGGTTCTCTCATAATACCAACCGCCACTTTCGTGATTCCATTTGCGTTCATAAAGTGTGTATTCACCTTTCTTTTTCAGCATCTTAATTTGTGCATTGCGCATCGCAATCAATTTTGCATCCTGCCACAAACCACGTTGTGCATCAATGCAATGTCCATACTCGTGATAGATAACTGACTTGCATTCCCAAGGGCTTGACTTACCGCGTTTTTTGCCCGCAATGTGTACTAAATCGCCAAAGAATGACGAATAAGAACCTGTGTCAGAATCCAAAATTTCAAGGCGGATTGGCTTGTTGGGGTCAATCAAATCAAAGAAATCTTTTGCAAAGGTATAATCTTCTCCGTTCAAATAGGTTGATTTTGCTTTCAATTCATCCGGCATTTGCCTTGAAGTGCTTGATTGGGGCTTTGTCGCACTTATCTTATCCAACAAATCATTCAACCGTTTTTTGATATTCGCCTTTTCCATAGTCCACTTGCGCTTGTCTGCATTTATTCCCTGCAAGTCGTTCAAAACATCTATTGCATCAATATCATGTCCCTTGGCTTTCTTGATTGTCGCCGTTGCATCCGCAATGTAGGCTTTTAATTCATCCATTGACTTATACACACGGTCTTTTAATGTGTTAATTGCGGAAACAATCGCATTTGGATTACGCATACTTATGGCAACATCAAGCGAATTGGAATCAATGCCCCATTCGGCACACATTTGGCGAATTGCGGCAATTTGTGGTTGCAACAAGTCAAGTTCACGTTGTACCGGGTCAATCTGTTGTCCGGCATTCGCTTCAAGTTTGAATCCGTTTTTGGCGAACAATTGTTCAAAGTATTCTTTGATTCTGTCATCAAGTTTATCACGGTTCTTTCCCATGTAGAATGAAAAGGCTTCCGCAAAAAATTCGTGTTCCTCGGTTGAAGCATAATATCCCAATACATCATTGATGGGATTGAAAGGCTTTCCATTTACGGTTATAGTCACTCCTACTTTTGACATTAGGCTTGCGACATCAGCCATTTTTGCATATCCGTTCAATATCGCGTGTCCAAGTTCATGGTCAATAAGCGCACGCACATAATCATCGGAATCTTCATAAGCAAAGGAATACATCACACCCCTTTTCTTCCACGCCGCCGCTTTTTTTATTGCAGACTTATTGCGTACTGCGGTCATATTTAAGTTGAAGTTGTTGCCGAAAGAATCCCAAGATGCTTCCGCCGCTTTACTGCGTGGAACACCGATATTGCCGAATTTCTTTAATCCGAATTGTTGCATTCGGACATTCAATTGGTTTACAATATCATTCCACAAGTCAAGGTCACGCGCCTTGATTTCAATTGTGCAAGAATCGGCAATGTTCTGAATGATGAAGTCTTTGATTTCTTGCGGTGTATTGCCCTTGAACAAAGCGATTGCGACCTTTTGGATGGTCGGCAATACAATCTTCAATCCCTTGGACAAGTCGCCGTTCTTGAAGTTGTCACGGATGAAATAGGGGGTTGAAGCCCACTTCCTTTGTGCTTCGATATGGTCTTTCACCCAATCTTTGAAGCCATCCGGGACATCGGGAACGGTGTTTGCCGCCTGTTTGTGCTTGTAGGTTGTGCCGCGCAAGGCTGCTTTGAGGTCGCCCAATTCGTTATCATCAAAGGTTTTCTCATCCATCAGGATAGGAATTGCATAACACATACATTGTGGATGCCATCCAACGAATTTGAATGTCTTGGGGTATCTTCCGACAAGCTGTGAACAAATATCGCAATCACACAACGGTTCGTGATTGCTCCTTACGACCTCAAAACCAACAATGAAATCAAGCGATTGCCACCTTTGCCAATCACTTTCACGATAAGACATGTTGATTTCCGACCGGGTAAGCCTTTGGGCGTTCTTGACACTTGACCGATACACGCCCCGTCCGGGATGGAATGCCCTTGCCGCCTTTGACAACACAAGGTTGCCGCGCTTGTCACGGACACGCCGGAACAATCGGTTCGGGTCGTTCAAGTTCTGCTTGACTTCCCTTGCCAATTGTTGTGCGCTCCGTCCCTCGCCCAATCCGGCATCAAGTGCCGATTCCATTTGTTCTTGGTATTGCCCAACGTACTTCCACACACGTTCCGAAAGGTTCAATCCCTCGACCTTGCGACCCTGAAAGGCTTTCAAGGCATCCAAGTTTTGGTCTTGCATCTTGTTCAACTGGGCTTTGCTCAACTTGCTTGTGTCCATGATGGATGCAATGAATCTGTCATTCTTCTTGCAAGCGAACAACCATTGATTCTTTGAACCGCTTTCGATGGTGGTTGTAAGGCGGTCGGCAAGTTGTGCCGTGACATTCTGCATCACCCCTTTTATCTTGGGGTAATCATCAAAGGAAAACGGCTTTTCGGGGTCAATTTTGCCCTTTGCGGCGGCTTGGGATATTTCCATTGTCGCCACATCAAACAACGCATCAACGGCGCGTGTGTACTGCTCCGTTGTCCTGTAATGCGCATTGTCGAATGCCTGTATTGAAAACCGGGTTGTTTTTTGTCGCTTTGCCATTATTGACGGATTTTGAAGTGTTCACATTGGGGTGCTGACAAGAAACGGCAATACTTGCCATCGGTGTAATAAGGGCAACGGCACATGAATGGTTTGCCGTTTGCCCCTATTTCGTGCCAATCGCATGAATGCGCACAATCTCGGCAATGGTATTTTGTCTTTTCAATCTTCTTCTTTGCCATGTTGCTTTGGTTTACGCATCAACATCCAATTGAGGTTCACCGATAACAAATGAATTTGCGGCGGACTGTTCTTCTTTGATTTTCTCAACGGTCTTGGTCGGGTCTTTCGACAATCCGACACGTTCAACCGATTCTTCCTGCGAAATAACGGGCTTGTTGCCGTTTGCTGTAAGCCAATAATTCAAATCGTCAATGTCGCTTGTAATCATGTACGGCACAATTTCGGGTTCAATCTCTATTTGTTCGCATTCCGCTTCAAGTGAAGTGTTCATTTGACCGATATACGCCAAAAGCACATTCACACGCCTTTGCAAGTAATCATCGAAGATTTCGCACTTGTCCTGAACTTTCAAATGCGCATCCATGAAAAGCAACTTCAAGGCAACGCCGGAAATCGCCCCAAGACCCTTGACCGCATCAAACGAAATGTCGGGGGTCTGTGTGATTGTATAAATCATCTTCAAAAGGGTTTCAATCTCCAACTTGACCGCTTCCGGGGCTTGCTGCCATGACACATATTGCATTGTTGCGCCATCCTCGCCCTCAATGACTGCGCCGGAATCACCTTTCTTTGCCCAACCATTGATTTGCCCGGTAACAAAGATTTTCGGGCTTGCGTGATAATCGTTGGTGTCGGCAAAGTTGGAAAGCAAGGTTTCCAATCTGTCAATCAAGGCATCCACATCTTCCGTTTCAAACTTGGGTTGCTGTCCGTAAATAATAGGGATTTTGCCGATTGCAACGGGCTTTGGATAACCGGGTACAACCTCATATCCGTTGTTTCCATTCACCCACAACCAATGTTCCTTGTCCGTGAATGTTTCAAAGTAATCAATCGCGTTGTCCTTATTGTCCTTGCGGCTGAATGCACGTGAGAATGCCACCATGTCCCCGGTTTCATCAAAGAACGGGTAAAGTGTATCACCGAAAGCCGGGGAAAACAATGTGCAACGCACCTTGTGTTTGGTCGTGAATCCATACTTGGAATGCGGCTTGTCCTTTGACACGGTGTGCCAATACTCCGCGCATTCCTTATAACCGAAAATGGCGCGCCCAATCTTGCGGTTCAAAGACTTGCTTTTGACATCGTAAAGAATACGATTCAAGGCTTTCACAATCATTTCTTGCTGTTCATTCTCCGGGGTGGTGTTGTACTCCGGGGGATTGCCGAAACAGAACGACACGGCACGGGAAATTATCAACTTTTGAATCGCAAGGGCGACACGTGCCACTTTTACCGTGCGATAATTCGTGTTTTCGCCGCTTGTGTCAATGACCTTTTGCACCGATTCGCCTTGTTCATCATCCGTGACTTTCACGCGCTTGTCCGGGCGCAAGACGGGGTTGTTAATGTCATGCAACTTGGGGTTCAACGCCTTGTTCGCGGCTTCTGTGTCGGGCTGCGGAAGGTATCGGTGTGATTTCAATTCGGGAATGGCATCGTTGCCCTTATCTTCCCTTGCCAATTTCAAGATTTCTTCAATTGTCATAAT